CGGGCGCACGATCTTGGCTCCGTACACGTGCAAACCGCGCAGACGGTCAGCGAACTTGTTTTGAGCGCGCAGGGCCTCGGTCTCCTGGATCTGGGAGACATACGCCAAGGTTGGACGGTGCCAAGCCACGATCTGTGGCTTGTCGGTCTCGGGCAGGTTCTCCGAGGTGTACACGTCGATACCCAGGATGCGGCCAATGGCTGCGTCACGCAGTCCAGACGTGGTGCCAGACTCGTTGACCTTCATCAGCTTCGAGTCGTGCTCTTCGAGCAGAGCCGCGAACTCGGCGTTGATGCACGCCACGCGAGAGCCTTGGGGAACGAGGTTCTTGTTCAGTACCTTGCGCAGGTCACGGAACACGTTCCACGCGCTGGCAGCGTCGGTGGCTGGCGCGCCGGGAGTGACCGCAATGCCTCCTGCGATCAGCAGTGCGGCAAGGAACTGGTCAGCGTCAGTGACCAGACCGTTTGCCGCCGAGCGTCCGTAGGCGTCCAGAGATCCGGCTGCCTGTGCGCGGTCGATGTCATCGACGTAGAAGTCGAAGTTCTTCTCCTGGTCGATCAGAAGATCGATGCCAGTGTCGGTGATGTCATCTGCGGTCGTGGTGCGGTTCGCGGCCTTGTAGTCCTTGACCTCCACATCGACAACGCCCGTGATGTGGACGGTGTTTCCCTTGGTTGCGTCTCCCTCGTACTCGCGGTTAGCGAGTCCGGCGAAAATCGCGGTCTGGCGGAAGTTTTCCAGGATGTTGGCATTCCAGATCTCCGGAATGAAATGGTCGATAGCCATCAGGTGGCCTCCTTATCGGTGGTTTACTTACCCAGCAGGTCTTTGAGTCGCCCAGCCTTGCGGGCTTCCTCAATCTGGGTGTGGGTCATGCGTGCAAGGTCTGCACGCGTGAGTTGTGTGGGGTCTTTGCCTGCATTGCGCACGCCTTGTCCCACGTCGCCCGTAAACCTCCGCTCACCTTGCGCGGCGAGGTAGGGCCGTTCTTCCAGCAGCTTCTTAACTGCTGAATCGATTGCGTCTGTATCAACAGACCCGTCATCACCGACCTCGAACTCGTCAAGGTCAATGAACACCAGCGCGTCCTCAGCGTTGGTTAGAGCACCCTTGGCGGCTGCCCGTAGCTCGGCTGTCAAGATGCGCTTGTTTGCCGCGCTGAGGGCTTCGTCCTTGATGCGTTGCGCTTCAAGTTCGGCCTTGTGTTCGGCTTCGCGGCCATCGGCTGCGGCCTTGAGGGCGGACAGTTCAGCCTCAGCCTTCTTGCGGGCTGCTACTTCGTCCTTCCACTTGGACTTCATAGAGTCCAGTGCCTTCTTACCCGCGTCGCGTAGCTGCTCTTCACCCTCGATAGGCGTCTCGTCGTCGCCGGGTTCGCCTTCGGGGTCTGGCTCTGGGGGAGTCGGCTTTGGGGAGCCGCCACCAGCCGGATCACCACCAGTCGGGGCTTCCACGAATCGCAGGTTCTTGCGCTGGTACAGGGACTTAAACATGGTTTCTCCATTGCGGTAGAAATACGAAAGCCCCACCCGGATAGGTGAGGCTAGAGGATGTATCCGTGACGTTTGAGTAGGTTCAGATACAGGGTTTTGTTTGTGCCAGCGACTTCCATAATGCTTTCGGGCATCATGCGTGGCGCTCGTGATTGGACGTAGCGTGAGCCGGGGAGTTTCACGTCTCCGGCTCGTCGGTCGCGCAGGCGTGAGTAGGCGATACCGCGCCGGGTCATGCCTTCACTGGTGACGTAGAGTTGCTGTCCGAACACTTCACGGCGTGCCATCCGGCGACGCCCGTTCATGTCCGCGACGCTCCACATTCCGCGCCGAGCGTTGACAACCTGGTTGATGTTCGCGCCGTTGCGGATCGCTTCAGCGCCCGCCTTGGTGAACGTGTTGTCTTGCTGAGCCTCGCTGAGGCTGTTGAAATAGTCCTCAGCGTCTACGAGATACTTCTCGTCTGGTTCGCTCTTGTATGGGATGTGCTGGCAGTCGCATTGTGGGTGACGTTTGAAGGGTTCTTCAGTCCAATACAGCCGTCCCGCTAGGATCGCGCAGCGTGAGCAGGTGTTACCGACGAGCGCGCGCATGTATCCGCCACAGTTGCGTGTGCCCATGCCCAGGACAACCGATTGTCGGCCCGTGTCTGCCAGGGCGGTGTGCGCGAGTTGCAGTGCCCACACCAGCCCTGCACGCAAAGAATCCTGCGTGGACATGATGCGTGCACCGGCAAAGACTTCCTCCACGTCGATTCCAGCGCCGGTCACGCCCACCAAAGGGCGGGTTGTGACCGTTCCTGCATCCTCGATGAACTCGCCCAGTAGTTCCTCGGTGTAGTTCATTCCAGCGGTCGCGATGCGCTGCTGGGAGGTTGCGATACGTGCCGCCAGCAGGCCCGCTACAGGAGCGAACGAGGTATCGATGCGAGGGAAGACCTGCTGTAGCGAGCGTTCAAGCCTGCCCTGTTCACGTTGAAGCAGGCTCGCGTATCGGTGCGTTGGTGCCGGTATCGTCTGGGTGTACATTCATGCCGTCCCGTTCGTAATCACCTATCAACTCCCGGTCCCGCATCGCTAGGATGCGTTCACGATCATCGGGGTCTATACCGTCGAGTTCCATCAGGTACTCAAACGGGTAGCCGATCTGAGCCTTTTTCAGTAGCGCGTCAGCGAGTTGGGCTTCAGAACGCATCGCCGGGTTAGCGAACTCGAACATGCCCGCAACAATCAGGTCGGAAAGACCCTTCTTGCCTGTGACCAGAGCCATCAGTTGGAACACGCGGCGTACGGCCTTGCGTGCCCCGCGGATACGACGCTGGACCTTTTTCACCAGGCCTGTCTCCGCTGCTACGAGAGCATCACCAGACAGGTTCGACAAACCGGCCTTGGTGTTCAGGTAGTGCGGAGGTGTTCGTGTCTGAGCGGCGATGTGGCCCACCGCGATTTCGATTACCTCGGTGAACACGTCGAGCCGTGCGGCATCCCATTGCCCGATCTTTGTGTCTTGTCCTACTTGCCCGGTCAGCCACAAGAGGCGACCGTGTTGCAGGTCTTTGAGTTCAATAGGCTGTTCACCAATGGTTTGTCCTTCTGAGTTCAGGATCGGCAACTTCGGTGGTTCTTGGCCCATCACGACACGAGCGGGCAGTGAGGCGTGGTCTGCGGCACCGAACAGGTAGGCCCACAGCAGGTTGATTGCGTCCTGCATGGCCATTGCGCCGCTGATGTCGGAGATCGCCCCGCCTGTCAGGCGTGAATCGTTGGGGAACTCCACAACCGGAATTACACCTATCGGGTTGGGTAGCGGCCACGTGTCATCGCCGGGTGCTGGATTCCAGCTTGAGTGGGTGCCAACACCTGAACGCGCGACGAGCACGCCGTTCTTGGTCTGTTCCTGCCCGCCGACACTGAACGTGTCACGCTGCCACTTCCACACAACATCTGGTGTGAACAGTGTCAAGAACTCGCGTTCGCCATCCACGTAGGATTTGATCGCGTACCGCAACAGGCGGGTCGCTGGATCGTAGTCGGTGAGCACTTCAGAGGCGTGCTCCCACGTCACCAGCGGGTTATCGTCACGATCACCCCACACGATGACGTATGAGGTCGAGTTCGTGGCGGTCGCGTGCATTCCCTGGGCGAATAGTTCCTCGCCGTCTTGGAGTTGCCAGCGCGTCCACAGATCCTTTAGGCCGCGATCCTCGCCAGTCACGCCCACCAGTTCGATACGCTCGGTGGACGCATCCACGACTGGTGCGCACCAGTTATCCGAGAATCCCGCGTACCGGTCTTTGTGGAACTCTGACCATTCACGCGAGGCGAACGCGAGGGGCTGGTCGCCCTCGCAATACTTGTCCGTCTTTTCCACGAACGGGCGACGCTTTATGAGTTTGTCGTACAGGTCTTGTGCCACCATCAGGGCTTGTGATGCTTCCATGCGCCCTCCAAGAGGCTTAGACGTAGTAGACGTAACTGGGACGCTGCACGAACGCGCCATCGCGGCGAGCATCTGCCGCTGCGGCGTGCGCGAGGATATCGGTCATCAGCACGTCGATTTTTTGATGCTCAGAGGCTTTGGCCAGGATGTAGCGGTCACCGGGCTTCGCAATTTTGATCGCGTTGAGCGCGTGTACTTGCGTGATCGGGCATCCGTCATGCCTGGTGTCTGAGCCTTGAATGTCGTTGATGTAGCGGTCCAATTCGAGGTGCATACGCGAAATCGAGTAGGTAGGAAACGCGACGACAACCTTCTCGCCGTACGTCAACGCCCACTGATCGACCTCGGTCACCCATTCGCGGGTATCGCAGTAGAACCGGGCAACCTTGTATTTGCGGAACAGTTCCTCAACGGCTGCTTCGACTTCACCGCGCGGGATGCGCCCGCCCCACTCTTGCGGGTTCCAGATCGTCTTGCGATCATCTGGCCCATACGTGGGCGTGAACCGGTAGCCGTCGGCTGTTTCAGCGCGGATCGCGGTCCAGTCCCCAGAGGTCGACCCGTCGAATCCCAGACAAATACGGGTCTCTTTCGAGCCTGTTTCCGCCTGGTTCGCTTCCCACACTTCAGGCTGAATATATGCGCCAGACCCCTGCACGAGACGGTTACCAAAGAACCGTTCAGCCTGCGCAGGATCACGCTTGAGAATCGATTCGGCCTCGGCATTGATTGATGCGAGATTGACCCACCATGACCCCTCATACACGTATTCGAGGATCTTCATACGATCCTTCTTGACCTTGAAATCAAGATCAGAAGGTGGCTGACGGAAGAAGATAAACACGTCTTCAGCCATTTCCTCGTACATGATCTGTGCGTAGGAGTTCTCGGCAGGATCGAATGCGTTCGTTGTTGCTATCGAACGGCCCTGCATGCCTGCAAGGCCGCGGTTTTGGTGGTCTGCGACCTCAATCAACGAGTCAGAAGACCACGTGCCAATCTCATCTTGGATCGCAAACGAGATCGGGTTACCCAGACGAGTTTTAGCCGATGAGGTGACCACGTCAATGCGATCAAACTCTTCATCGTCCGATGCGCCAAGGACACGGATGAATCCCTCGCGCACCTTCATCAAATGCTTCAAAGGTCCAAGCTTGATCATGATTTGCAGCGGCCCAAAGATGTTTCGGACCTGGTCTTCTGCAACAGCCGTGATCTGACCTAATGGGGCAGGGTGGCGCATGCCTTTGGGTTCACCTGGCAGATACGCATAGGTCCAACCGCACGGGCAGCCATTCTCAGCGCACGAATACTCATCACCCTCAACAGCCCATCCAGCGAACAAAGACGGACCAGCGCCTTCAACCGCAGCCATAGCCGCAGACCACGGGCCTTTACCCGTCTTTTGGGGTGCAATGATCATCGAACGTCGATATGTGAACGCCTGGTTCAGCAACACGGGGCTATCAGGTGTCGCATCATCTGGATGGACAAACACCGCGTTTTCACGAACCCGGTAGTGGTTCGCCATGCACCAAAACTGCCAGTCAGCCAACCGGAAAGGCTTACCACGCTGGAAAGGTCCAGGATTAACGCAGTGCGCAGTAATCCAGGCATCAATCAAGTCACCCAAGGTCGGGAAATCAACAACAAACTCACTCATTGACCGCCCTCAACCTTCGCTTAACTTCACCGCCCTCACCAGGTGCAGACTTCACAACAGGGCCAACCTCAACCGGGGCAATCGCCCACCCGTTCTCCTTCAAACCAGCCGGAGTCAACCCGATCTGGTCACGAAAACGATGCAACTGACTCACCAGCGCCGCATTAGCGCCAGGATTAGCCTCAACAGTGGCTTTCAACCGGCAATACTCCGCCACAACAGGCCACCGCCACGGCTCCAACGACCACGCAGCAGCCTGCGGAAACGACCACGCCTCACGCCAGATACTCTGCTCACGCGCACCAACCGACTCATCCTCAGGAAAAGGCAGCGGGAACTCAGGAACCTGTCCGGTGTAACCCTCGTTCGGCAAAGCAGTCAGCGAATAACCGCGAGCATCAGAACGACCCGATGACGGATCAGGCTGCGGTCCAGATCGATTACGTGCACCTCCACGAGCCATCACGATCACCTCCAAGAAACTGCATTGCGCAGCAAAAAAGGGCAGGCATTGCGCCTACCCTTCAGAAACGTTTGAACCCTCCGCACACTTTTTTCACCTCCCCCGCGGGGTTGGTGGCCGGGGCGGCTGGGGGTCTACCCCCGTGTGTTCGTGCAGGTCAGGGGCGTGTGTGCGGGTTGTGTGTGTGAGTGTTTGTGCTGGTCATGGTGTTGCCGGGTTTCTGTCTCGCACCTTGAGTGGTGCGCTGTTGACTGTGTGATGGTCTGGTTAGGGCCGGTTGTTCCATCCGCCTGGGCTTGTTTCGGCGGTGTGTTTGTCGTGGCAGGGCTTGCACAATCCGCGTCCGTACTGTGGATCGTTGGGGTTCAAACCGAGTTCGATCAGGTCGCGGCGTTCTGTCGGATAGTGGTCTGCGACTGTTGAGCGTGCGTGCATGCAGAGCACGCAGATTGGATCGCGCGCGAGAACGTGAGCGCGGAAACCTTGCTTGTGCGCTTTGGTCGCGTATGGATTTCCTTGTGGCCTGCGTGCCTTGTCGGCAGCGCGGCGGCAGTCATCGCAGCGTGTCTTTCCTTGCGGGATGATCGCTGGGCAACTGGTGCATAGGCGGCCTGCCATAGGGGTCACCTCCGCTGGTGCGTGGTCTCGCTGGACTGGTCCGGTCCGCAAGGAAGGCTATTGCACGTGTAGATATGCTTCCCACCTGCGTTAACGTGCGCCGGTCTCGGTGCCGCACATATACAGGGTATGACCGTAAAAAGAATCTACTGCGTAATCGAGCGGGCGGTTCGTGCCGCCACTCATCCCACAAGCGTGACTGCGCTAGACCTGATGTTCAAGGTCTTATCAGCGGGCGAGAGCCTCGGA